TGGTCAATTTTCCAACGACCATCCTTTTGTATATAGACTTCAAATGATTATTTCTCTATAATCAACCGCACTTTCCCCCCTTAGCTCAGTCGGTTAGAGCAGGCGACTCATAATCGCTTGGTCACTGGTTCAAGTCCGGTAGGGGGGACCATTTCAAATTTTCTCACCTTTTCTCTTCTTTCGTTTTCTTTCATAAATTCTTATAAATACTAGATTTATTGAGTTTTTATATTTCTTTCTCTTACGTTTTCTTATCAATTTTTACGTTTACAACCACATTTTTTAGTTATATGCTTAGTTATACGTAACGATATAGCTCAAAATCAGTATAACTAAAATACGCTAAAATCAATCTACAAAAGGCTCGAATAAAATTTTTTATGTATAACTAAATGCCTTAAATTAGCGGACTTTGAACAGGTGACGAGCAATTAATAGGCTAAATTGAGCAAGAAAACATGGCACGTATAACTAAACCGCTCACTAATACAGAAATAGAACGAGCAAAGCCAAAAGAAAAAGAATACACCCTGTCAGATGGTCAAGGGCTTTATTTATTGATTAAGCCTAGTGGCTCACGTTTATGGCGATTTAATTATTATCAGCCTTTTAGTAATCCTAGAAAGCGAGTGTTACTAAGTGTTGGTAAATATCCAAATATTTCTTTATCACAAGCACGTAAGACGAGAGATGAATATTTAGCCTTACTTGCTCAAGATATCGATCCTCAACAATATCGTAAGCAACAGAGCGAAGATGAACAAGAACGTTTAACTAATACTTTTCGCAATGTGGCGGGTAAATGGCGAGAAAAGAAAGCTCCAGAAGTTTTACCTAAGACAATGGAGAAGAATTGGGCTCGCCTTGAAAATCATTTATTCCCTAAATTGGGCGAAATGCCTATATCAGCTATCACACCGAAGTTATTAATTGAAACTCTTCAGCCGTTGAAAGAGCGTGGAGTAGGAGATACATTACAACGCACAATTAGATTAACCAATGAGATTTTAAATTTCGCTGTAAATGGTGGATTAATCGAGTTTAACAAGTGCGTAAACGTATCAGGTAGTTTTAGTACGCCTACCATAGAGAATAACCCGACTATTAGACCTGAAGAGCTAACCGAATTTCTTACAGACTTACGAGAAAGTAATAGTGCTTTAGTAGTGAAGTTATTAATTAAATGGCAACTTTTAACAATGGTACGTCCAAAAGAGTCAGTTAGTGCGGAATGGTCCGAAATTGATTTTGATAAAAAGCAGTGGGTTATCCCAGCAGATAAGATGAAAGGTGGGAGACGTGGACATATTGTCCCTTTATCAACGCAAGCAATACGCTTATTAGACAAAATGAAAAGCATCACAGGAGGTGAGCGATATGTATTTCAAAGCGAAATAAAAGCTAATCAAGCAATTAATCCACAAACAGCAAATAGAGCTATAAAGTTACTTGCTGGTGGGAAATATGCTGGAAAACTTACCGCTCATGGATTAAGAGCAATAGCGAGCACTTATCTTAATGAGCAGTTAGTAAATTATGATGTGGTAGAGGCTTGCTTATCACATATTATCGCAGATCAAACACGCAAAGCTTATAACCGTTCTGATTATTTAGAACAACGAGTTCCAGTGATGCAACAATGGGGCGATTATGTAGAGCGTTGCTCAATGGTGGCAGACATTTAGACCTGATAAAACCTGAATGAAGTTAAATTTTCAACTTATTATTTGGTGATTTTAATGAATGATTTATATATGACATTTCTTGAAGAAATAGAGGATTTACAACCTAATTATTACGGATTTGAACAAGTTGTATATTCTGCTATGGATTTATTAAAAGAAAGAAATAGTTTTGATCTTAGTGAGGTATCTGATTGGCTGAATGAGATTTTAGCTAATTATTGGACTTCTGAGGTAATGGAGAGAATTAATACAAAAATAGATGATGTTATTAGATTGAATCCCGAAAAAGAACAAGAGTTTTATTCTCAAGCCTTTCTTTTGGGAGAGCTATCTCAGAATGAATATAACCGTGATATTGATAAATGTTGTGAGTATCTTGGAGAGTTAAATCCTACTGATTGGATTGAGAATTATCAGTGGTTAGAAGATTGGGTAAAAGAAAAAGATTTAAGTTGTGGTTTGATTCAAGTTCCTACAATGCCAAACGCAAAGCCTTATGAATTAATGGCTATTCTTGCTCTTGATTATGTTAAAGAAGCCCTTTCTTACCATAATAAGGAAACTCAACTGATGGATTATAAACGATATTCCCTACTTAAAAGTTTAAATGAGAAAGATTTCTTACATATTCGGAGGGAAAGAGCTGTAAGAGAAGTTATCAATGCTTTTATGGCAATTAATAAGGCGAAAGAGTGGAGGTTTCAACTTAATCTTCAAGACTTAGAAGAACAGTTTTCAAAAAAAGCTCTAAGCAATAATGGAAGAGCAGGTGGATTAAAGAGACATGAGAAAAATCATGCTATGAAAAATAAAGTTCTTTCCTTATGGCAAAAATATAAAAGTGAAGAGGAAAAGCCCAGTAAGAATGAATTTGCTAAGATTATATCAGCTAGCCTTAAAATTCCTGAGACTACAATTCGTAAAAATTGGTTACAAGGTATTTGATATTGAGTGCTACAAGTAAAGCCCAACCCTAAACAAGTAAAGCCCTGACTTCTACAAGTATAGGGCATTTTTTTGCTTTAAAAATAGATGTTTAATGAATGCGTTCAAAAACGAAACTCAACACAGGAGAACGCAAAAATGGAAACATTAAACACTACTCAACAAATCTCAACAAGACAACTTCTTAACCTTGATGATGTGAAAAATATCACAGGTTTTTCCACCACCACTATCTACAAACACGTTAAAGACGGGATTTTTCCACGACCTAAAAAATGCGGTCGTTCTACACGTTGGCGTTTAGCTGACATTCAAAACTATATCAACGGCTAAATATTCAATATAACGATCATAGGAGGGTTTTAATGATGAGCAATACAAATGATCAAGTTAATACAGAAAATCGCAATACGGCAACGCTAGACGGTATTTTAACGATGATTGAAAGTATTTATCAGATAGCTGATGAAATATTAGATAAACAGGCAACGGATTACCAATTAGAGGAGGCATTAGGATTTATTAGTGAGAAAGCAACTTTAGCATTAATGGATATTGAAGAATTGAAACAGCAAATCATAGGGCTGGTGGACTTAGGAGAGTAAATCAATGAGCGAATTAACAATAAAACAAGAAAACTTCTGTTTATATCATGTTGAAACAGGTAACGCCTCAGAGGCTTATCGTAGAGCTTATGACACAGACGGAATGAAACCCGAAACAATAAACCGTAGAGCGTTTGATTTAATGGAGGACAGCAAGATTAGGGCAAGGATAGATATGTTACAAGCCAAGCACCGCAAAGCTCATGACATAAGAGTTAGCGATATTTTAGATAAGCTGGAGGATATTTACCAAGAGTCAATGAAGAAAGGCAATTTTAGCGTAGCAGTATCATCAGTTATGGGGCAAGCCAAAATCTTAGGATTTGATAGACAGGCAGTTACTTCTCAAGAAGATTTAAGCAAGCTCCCAAGAGTGATTAACGTTCATTTTTCAGATGAGCCAGGTGATGACATCAAGTTCAATTAATAGATGGTAAAACAATGATCAAAATAACCAACGAAGAAAGACTAATTAATTTCACGTTTAGAAATGGTGGTAGCTTTTCAGAGAGGGAGGGCGTATTTCAGCTTAACCTCACTAGCGGAAGAAACTACATCTCTTCACTTGAGAATAAGCTCGACATTAAACTCCATCGGGAATGGGAGAAAACAGCGGACGGCAACAACAAATACTACCGTTATAGTATTCCTGACCGATTAACCGCAGAGCGTTTGATTAAGTTCGCCAATATGAAAGCTCAATTACGGGGAGAAGTAGCTTTCAATGAACAGGCAACGCAAAACATTTTACAACGATTTAACTAGAAAAAAATGCCTATGCTTTCATCACGGGGGCATAGGCAAGATTAAATTAAAATTGAACAGGTTAATTATATGGCAAGCTATACAAGAAATAAAGCGAGAAAAAGTACAAGCCCTTTTCTGTCCTTTAACAAGGGAGCTCTAAAAAGCCCTCATTTTCGTAGCTTAACAGGCAATGAAACAAAAGTTTTTATACATCTTTACGGAGAATATAACGGCTCAAATAATGGGTATTTAGCATTGCCGTATAACAGGGCGGATAAAGAGTTACATATTAGCCGACAGCTATTAAGCAAAACATTAAAACAGCTTGAAGAAAAAGGCTGGATAGAGAAAAGCCGACAAGGTGGAAAGGGTAGATTGTCTTATTATGCGGTAACGATTGAGCCAGTCGATGAGGTTATTAAAAATGGCGTAAGCGTTCATGACCTACGACCAACAAAAACAGCCTCTCATAAATGGCGTAATTGTTTAGCGAAGTAGCTTGTTCTCGACCAAAATTTTTATTAGTCTTTTTTACCCTATATTTGATACTTTAAAAATGATTTTTTCCACCAACAAACAACAATGTTTTCTTATAGTATATGGCTAAATATATAAACACGTTACAAAATCATACCAAGTACACCCCTAAAATAAGTATGATTTCATAACGCCAAAAAGAAAAAATAGCATTTTTAGCTCAATATTTGAACAATGACGTTACAAAATCATACCGACTTAGTTCCCAAATCATACTTGAGAAAATCTAAAATTATGTTGTTTAAAATTGGAAATTAACTAGTTTAAAAATTTATATTTTGATAGAGGTATAACAGAAAGAATTTTCTTTAATATTGCTAGAGTAAACTAGGGGAATCTAAAGAATAATAAGTAGTAAAATCTAAATTTACGCAGTCTTAAACCTGTAAAAACCTGAATATAAAGCAAGTTTAAATCTCTTTACAAGCACCCGACAAAGTGGCATTATTTTCTCGCAGTCGAAAAAAACGATTGTCAGCCGTGGAAAGCTGAATTATTTACTACTGGCGAACAATAGCACGCCTTTTTAAACGTGCTTTTTTGTTTGTAATATTCACTCACCTAAAGAATATTAGATTTGCTTTTAATCTAATCATACTCTCTATGGTAGGGCGTAATAAGCCGATTTTATCGGGCTGTTTTCCAGTAGAAACAGTTTTCCACCTTGTTACGTTCTACCGCCCGACCGTGGAAAGTCTAACGGTAGTTCCTAGAAAATTACTACTGGACACCGCAAAATGATTTATAAATTTCTTTGTGTAAATCGCACACTATCGCATTTTAATTTATGCGTAATCTCTCTTAATTCCACCACCGAAGAACAAGCTCGTTTGAGTTTATCGGCTGATTTTCGTTTAATTTCGGTGGTGGCTAGAATTAATCCTAAAAACAATCGTACATTATCAAGCCCTTTTATGGAGGTGGCGTATGCGTAACATCGAATTAATCGATAAAATTAACATTGAAACCGCTTATATTAAATCAGTACTAGATATGCTGGCTCTTCATTTTGAAGATAAAGACGGGGCAAGGTTAAATGATTTAAGCTATGCTAACATTGCTTACTTGATTAACTCACACGTTGAAAATATTGAAAAGATAGTCAATCAATCAGCGTAATAAAAGATAATAAACGATAGCGTTAAATTAAACGTAATTAGAGGCTCATAGAGCGACTGCTTTTATAGCTGATATGGTTTTATTGCTTAAGCGTGTTCTCTTTCTATACGCTTAAATAGAGAGCAATTTAACGCTAATGTAAATCAGTTAAAAGCTATAATCATAAACTTAGTAAAACTTAAGGCTTGATGTATTTCATTAAGCCTTTTTTATTGCTTAATGGGGTAGGGGGATATGAAAGTTAGGGGAAAAAGTTTTAAATACCAGCCATCAAACTCTTTTTAATCGCTATTACAGTTTTCTAGGCGTTTAATCGGGTATAGGGGGGATAATAAATCTCTAGATGAGTTATTTGTTAAAACCGCTCATTCAATCTAATTTTTACAACCGCAAAATTAACATTTTTGTCTAAAAATATTTTCTTTTTGCGATCTAGATCGAGAAATTAGTAGCCTTTTCTAGACAGAAAGTTATCGATTGTTAAAGTTTTCCGTGTTATCCACCAACAGGAGGCTTACTATGAAAAGAGCAAACAAAACAGATAATGCTTTATCACTCAAAGAACAATTTAAGCTATGGCTTGAAGAAGAACAGAAAAGCGATGATATGATTGTAATGGCAACTATCTCACACATACTAAAAAGATTTGATTGTAGGTTAGGAATTATTAAGGGCAATCGCCTTGAAAAGCGTTATTTAAGCGAGTGGAGAAAATTATTTCGTATCGACAGAGAAATAGAAAGGAATGGTTTAATATAGCCTTACATCACATTATAGAGCCTATCTATCTCAAATTTTAGCCATAGTATAAAGATGATGATGGCTAGATATACGATAATTTGTTGATAACCACGCTCCCTATGCCCCGTGGAATAGATATAGGCTAGGGAGTACCTTTTAGAATTGATAGAAAATGAGTAAAGATGACTGTCATCAATCGACATAGAACGCATTAAATCTGTCCTTTTCAAACTAGCTGATGAATGATATATTTCATTTTGCTTTCTCCCTGATAGCTTGATGATTTTGTTTTTTAGTTATACGTTTAGTTATACAGAAGTAAAGCTAAAGATAGGTCATTTAACAAAATCAATTGGTTATATTGTGAGTTCAAGTCCGGCAAGGGGACCATTTTACAGAGATCGCATTAGGCGGTCTTTTTTATTGTCCTTTCTTAGGCGTTTGGGGTGTTATAACCTTTCAATAACTCAGCCCAATTTTCTTCATTGAATTGAATATTCATTCTGCCGACTTCTTTGACAAAAGAGCGGTGCAATCTTTCCAAGTTGCCTTGTTTCCAAGAATCGCCTGATTTTTGACCGCACTTATCGAAATCAATGAGCCAACATTTTTGTTCATTTTCGAGTCGTTGAACGAGAATATTGTGAGCGTTGAGATCCGTATGGCAAATTTGCAAATTATGCAACTGACGAATTAATTTACCAATGGCTTGCCAGATGTCGTTCGGCAGTTGCTGTGTTTGTAAAAGTGCGGTCAGATCTTGGGCATTTTCGATCTTTTCGATTAAGATATCCGCTTGATAGCAAATACCTAATTTGCCTTTTTTAACACGTGCAGCAATCGGTTTGGGTACGGCTACACCTGCTTGATGGAGTTGATTTAACAGCTGAAATTCCGCCACGCTGCGAGTTTCAATCAATGATTGAAAACGATAGCGATCTTTGTTGAATTTTCCCCATAACCCACCTCGATAATAATGACGAAGGGCAGTGTTTACACCAAACAGATCTTTTGTATTCAGGAAATAGGTTGTGCCGCGTCCTTTGGCTGATCCAGTAATACGTTGTTGTTTTTCCCAAAAAGCCGATTCAAAAAATGAAGCGGGCTCCGTTGGTTTTTCCGTGAGATTAAAAAGAAAGAATTGATTATCTTGTTGGAATTCAAGCATTTTAGTTGAACCGAATAATA